TTGGAGGCGGCGCCGGATTCTCATCTTGATTGTGGGCCGCGAACATTATAAAGATTTGGCGGACGATACGCCGATGCTGACGGCTAACCGTGGCTGGACAACTCACGGCGAATTAGTTGTGGGCGATATAGTTTTCGCGCCGAGCGGCAAGCAGGTAAATGTGTTGGCGTTGAGCGAGCGTTATACGCAATCAGATTGTCGAGAGATTTTATTTGGAGACGGCGCGCGAATAGTGGCAGGATCGGGCCACTTGTGGCGAGTAAGAAAAAAATACGCCGTCGCGATGGTAAAAACCGGCTAGACGCCTCGAATTTGCTGATTTAATCGTGACGACAGATCAACTAGCGGTCATGGATGGCAGGCGAGATGTAGGGGTCGCTGGCATATTGGAAATGCAGGAGATGCAGTTGCCGTTGCACCCCTATGTATTGGGAGCGTGGCTGGGCGATGGAACATCATGCGGACCTATGCTGACCGCCGGGGAAGACGATGCTGAGTGGATGGCCGAAAGAATCCGTCAATGCGGGTATCTGGCGCGTGTGCGCCACAACAAAAAAGGGCTAAAACGATCTGCCTCGGCTCTGGCATCCACGCTCGCGCGGGGTCGTCAGACGTAATGAACGCGCTACGCGCGCTTAACGTCATTAAGAACAAACATATACCGCCTGAATACCTTACGGCGTCCATTGAGCAGCGATTGCAGTTGTTACATGGCCTGATGGACACTGACGGCGCTTGCAATACCAGAGGTACGGCGACATTTTGCAGCATCCATGAACAAGTGGCGCGACAGGTCTTTGACTTGAGCGCGGGCCTTGGTCTGCGCCCTAGAATTGGCACCTATTCTATTGCGTTGGATAGTCCGAAGGCGGTGAACGGCAGATACCACTTCTGGAAGGTTTCCTTTCAAGCGCATGCGGATCGCAACCCATTCAGCATGCCGCGCAAGATTGAGCGTGCGATTCACTGCAAAACTCACCGCAGCACACGATTCGTCAAATCGGTAACACGGGTGGAGTCAGTTCCGACCAGTTGTATTCAGGTCGAAGGCGGAATGTATTTGGCTGGGCGGGAATTGGTGCCTACACATAATTCTACGATAGGTTGTGTGGCAGGCGCTATTCAGGAAATAATCAACGATCCTGAAATAACGATTTGCATTCTGTCCAACACCACCATGTCAGCCGTCAAAAACCTGATGGCGATAAAGTCAGTGTTGGAGAACAACGAGACGCTAAAGACGCTCTACCCGGAAATACTCTACCAAACCCAGACAAGGAAGCGCCGCAATGGTCGCTGAAGGGCCTGGTAGTAAAGCGCAGCGGCAACATGGGCGAGCCGTCAGTGGCCGCGTATGGCCTGGACTCAATGCCCACCGGGAGCCATTTCAAGCTGCGCATTTACGACGATCTGGTAACTGAGGACTCGGTTACTACGCCCGAGCAGATGGAAAAAGACGCGGGATTACTATGTGTTGTCCGACAACCTTGGCGCGCGCGGTGACGATGGCTTGATGCGTGAGCAAATGTTTGGCACGCGATACCATTTTTCTGACGTATATTCTTGGATTCTTGACAGAAAGACGTTAATACCACGCATTTATCCCGCGACCGACAACGGTTTGCCAGATGGAAAGCCGGTATTGCTCACCAATGAGGCGTGGGAGTTAAAGAAGGCGAAGACGCCGAGTTCGATATTGGCCTGCCAGCAGCTATTGAACCCGGCGGCAGGCACGGAGGCACTTTTTCAGTTGGCTTGGCTCAAGTTCCAGGATATTCGTCCCGCGACCCTGAACGTCTACATCCTCTGCGACCCGGCCTCAAGCAAAAAGAAAGGCTCCGACCGTACCGCAATGCCCGTCGTCGGCATCGACGCAGGCAACAATAAGTGGCTGTTGGACGGCATGCATCATCGCATGGGCCTGACAGAGCGCTGGCACAACCTCAAGACGTTGCGCAAGCACTGGCTCAACATGCCGGGAGTGCAGAGCGTCAAAGTCGGCTACGAGCGCTACGGCTCGACGTCAGACCTTGAGTATTTCGAGGAAATGATGCAGCGGGATCGGGACGCCTCGACATTGCCGAGCTCGCATGGCCGCGCGATGGGCCTGGTTCAAAATTCGACCGAATTCAGCGACTTGAACCATCCTTCAGATCGGGAAAGTGGTATTTCCCGGCTGAAGTCGGACAAGAGACCCGCGCTCAAAGGCAGATGCGCGAAGAGGGACAAGCGTTTCGCATCTTCGCGCAGCAAGAGACGGGACGAGAACAACAATATATATACAGTGGTCGGGCGGCTGCTGGAGGAATACCCGGTCTATCCCTTCAGTGCGCATGATGATGGACTTGACGCCATCGCACGAATTTTCGATATTGATTGCTGCGCCCCTGTTATCATCGATCGACAGTCCTTGGAACCGGAAACTTACGTCGATATATGCTGACCAATTGGTGAGCGCATGCCCCTAGTTTTAGCTATGGGGTAAGCGAATGCAAGAAATAGTGCTTTACAAATAGCCGCTAATCTTGTAACATGTGCGTATGATGCATTGTGCCAACAAATACAGGGTATATCCGACGAACGAGCAGGCGACACTTCTCGCCCGGACGTTCGGCAGTGTCCGCTTTGTGTGGAACAACATTCTTGACTGGCGTAGCGGGAATACAGTGTGAGCAGCACGAAGATCGGCTACGCGAAATCCACAGCACGCCTCACCGAGTTGAAGCGGCAGCCGGAACTCGCGTGGCTCTACGACGTGTCCAGCACTGCCTTGCAGCAGGCGTTGAGGAATCAGGACAAAGCGTTCAGCAACTTCTTCGCCAAGCGCGGGAAGTACCCTGCATTCAAGTCGAAGTGCGGCAAGCAGTCGATCCGGCTGATGTCGAACGCCTTTCGGATGAAAGAAGGAAAGCTGTTCATTGCCAAGTCGGATGAACCGCTTGAATTTGTCGAGTCGCGCGCATTGCCTGACAAAATATCAAGCATCACAATCAGCAAGGATGCGGCGGGCCGGTACTTCGTGGCGTTTCAGGGCGAGGCGGAGAAAGAATGGCCGGCTATCATCGACAAGTCCATCGGGATTGATCTGGGGCTTAACAGTTTTGTCGTAACCAGCGACGGCGAGAAGGTCGATGCGCCAAGGATTTACCGCAAGCACGAAGCGCGTTTGGCGCGCTTTCAGCGCAAGCAAGCACGCAAGCATAAGGGAAGCAAGAATAGAAACAAGGCGAGGATCAAGGTTGCGCGCATCCACGCCAGAATCGCAGACACGCGCAGCGACTTCCTGCACAAGCTCTCGACCAGACTCATCCGTGAAAACCAAACGGTATCGGTCGAGGACTTAAACGTTGAGGGATTGCAGAAGAACCGCTGTCTCGCAAAGTCGATCAGCGATGCAAGTTGGTCGGAGTTCACACGACAGCTCGAATACAAAGCTGCATGGTATGGCCGGTCGTTCGTCAAGATCAACCGCTGGTATCCAAGCAGTCAGATTTGTTCTGCGTGCGGGCATCGGGACGGCAAAAAAGCGTTGAGCGTCAGAGAATGGACGTGCGCAGAGTGCGGCGCGATCCACGATAGAGACATCAATGCGGCGATCAATATCAATACCGCTGGACTAGCGGAAATAAAAGGCTGTCAGACATGAAGCGGCGCAGTCAGGCCATTCAGGGCAGCAACCGAATTCGTGAGGGTTTGGAATCCCCCGGCTTCATCCGTGGGGAGGATGTCAAAGTCCTACAATACCTGATTGGCCTGCGGGAAATCCATGCGCTGCCGATGAGTCGGGAAAAGCCGTGCGTGGAGGTCAGCAACTCAGAGTTGCGGCGATGGATAAATGACGGCTCTGTTGTCCTGAATCACGAACGGTGGAAACACGACGAAGAGATGCCGCCATTGGTCTACTCGCTGGTGTTTTTTCCGAAGTCGCGGCATCGTACTACGCTGGCTTGAGGGGATGAGCAGGCCGGACGCTACCCCGGCTTTGGCTTTGGTACACCTGCGGCCTTGCAAGGTCTCCCAGCGAAGGAGCTGGGACGAGGCGAGCCGGAATCCTCACCGGCTACTAGGTTGCGTGTCTGCTTTCCACGCCGCTGCTCACGACGAATTCTACCTTAATTCCCCGCTAAACCCTTATTTTGCGCTATCCTTATGCGGATACACTATCTATATAGTGGATAATCATTGCCGGAGGGAATATGCCGAATACGGATTTGCCAGCAAATGAGCGGGTTTCGTATGGTGAACAGTCGTGGTGCATGCAAGTTCGCATCGCCGAGGCAATGGAAGGCATCTGCAATCCGCGCGATCCTGGATACGAGTTTTCGAACGGAAGAAAGTTCGACTCAGGTCTCGGCCCCTATGCAAACCCCGCCGCCTGAGTCGGTGCCGACCGCCGACTATCTCAATCTCCCGCTGGCAATACGCCAGTTTTACAGCTGGCGCGAGTACCAATGGATGTCCGAGCGCCAAAAAGCGGAGATCGTAGCGCGAAACTGCGAGCCTGAGCCGGAATGATCGACCTATCCACCCTCACCGACGAGCCGACCGTCAATCCAGCGGATTATGCACTTGCGCGCCTATGCTCCGAGGAGCTTACGCGCATATACCCAGGCCATTTGTGGGGCGTATCTGCCGAAAACGGCATTGTCCGGGTGCTGAATATTGAGCTGTCCGACCGGGATGGGATGACTATCAAGCTGCCGCTGGCCTATAGCGCGAAGTATCTGACGCGGGTATTGATGCATGCCGGTGGGCAATTGCTGGAAATCTATGGCGTGGCGCGCGGCAGAACGGGGCCGGGGCAGATTGGAGCTTTGCAGCGCGATGTTGCGGGACGGGCGAAGGCGCGGGTTTAGATGGTGCCAAAAGGATGAATGCGGCGTTTTTCGGAAAGGTAGGCGGCGTGAGCTTGTTCAGGCGTGTCGAAGACACCGAT